CAGACGGCGCTTATTGGCCTGGAGGTTTTAAAGCTTTTTCAGCCCCATGGTTGGTTTGGTTACCATGCCGCCGTCAGCAAAAGCTTTAAAACCTCCAGGCCAATAAGCGCCGTCTGCGGCAGGCTTAATGTATTTCGTCCAGTCCGCGCCTCCAACACCTTTTAGAGGATCGTTACCACCACCGCCACCACCAGCCAAGCCCGCAAAAGCCCGTGCAATGCCGATTGCTATGTAGGTTGCAATCATTTGGGCTGCCGCATCCAGCAAAGCACTGGCCACACTTTCCAAGAAATCAGCAAACACCTCTTGTGCAGTTTTAGTGCCGTTTATGAGTTCAGCTACGCCTGTTGTCATAGCTGTGCCAAATGCCTGTCCTATAGCTAAAACAGAATTTTCTAAGGCTTGGGCTTGTACCTGAGCTACCTGTAATTTTTCGGTAAGTAGTGCTATTTCAGTAGCTCTTTCTACAGTCTTACCTGCAGCTAATTGCTGCTCAAAAGCGGCTCCAGCTGGGCCAATAAATCCGGCTTGTAAACCTCTGCCTGTTGCGTTAATTTGTTTTTGTATAACAGACAGCTCTTCTACATCTCTCCGTTGATTTGCAAGCTCTAATAATTCCCTGTATTTTTCTACTTCACTGTCAAGTATATAAGGACGCTCTCTGATTAAATCATTAATTTTTTGCTCAATTTCAGCTTGATCTTCTGTATTTTTAATACGAGCATCCGTAAACTTAATCTCCGTTTCTACTCCGCGCAATATGGCGGCAAATTCGTCTGCGCGTCGTTTGTTAATATCTCTAGTTCTATCTTCGTTAGCGGCTATAGCTTGAGAAACTTTCTCTTGGGCTATTTTGTTTATGTACAGTTTTTCCTCGGTGTAGTTTGCCCTGTCAATAGCCCGTACGCGCTCTTTTTCAATAATGTAAAGGTCTTTTGCTAACTCTTGGTATGCGGCTTGTATTTCTTTCTTTTCAAACAGCAAATCTCGAATTGCGTTCTCCGCCCCACCGATTTTTAGTAGCGCATCGTACTCATTCTTTAGTTCGGCTGCACGACTTTCTGGTGGTTTGCGTCCTTGTTTAGTGCGTCCGCTCCCGTCCAGTTGACTAGGCGCGGTAATGCGTCCAACCATTCCGGGCGAACCTGGTTTTGGTACGCCTTCGGGCCATGGCATATCATTCCAATCACTGCTCCGGCGTCCTGTGACTTTATTTAACAGCTGACCCGCCAGGCCAACAATCGTACGCAGCCCTGGAATCATATTGACAATATTCATAAAAGCATCAGCTATAGCTGATGCAACACCTCTAAACCCTGTGACTAGATCGGCAGCAGCGTTGACGCCCGTAGAAACTACATTAACGAGCAGTGCAGCTATACGTGCCAGTAACCTTCCGATAGGAAACAGTACTTCTTTTAGCCACGTGTTAAAAGCTCTAACCAGCACAGTGGCAGCTTTTGATCCTTCTCCCGAAACGCCAGAAAATATAGACTGTACCTGACTCCAGAAATCTTGGAATAGATTTACCGTTTCCCCTATTGCTTTCTGGAAAGGCGTTTCTACTTTCTTTGCTGCCGTCGTAGATTCATTACCTAAATCTACAAGCGTGTCTAAAAGTGTTTGTACAGATATATCGCCGTCTTTAGCCATTTGTAGAATGGCGTCGCGGCTAACATTATACTTTTTCGCTAAAGCGTCTTGGATAGTTATACCTTGACTTGTTAACTGGTTGAGGTTGGCTTGAGTAACTTTTCCTGACTCTAGGGACGAAGTAATTGCGTTGCCGATTTTATCCCATGTACCTCCGTATTTTTCCGTTAAAGCCGTGATTAAATTGATGGCATCTGCTTGATCCTCTAGATCCAGTCCCACGCCCCGAATATTTTGAATTGTAGATGTAAATTTGTCTACATCAGTATTAGCCGTCTTGAAAGCAACGGCAAGTAGATTGGCTTGTTGCGCTGAAAAACCTAGATCCGTACCTAAGTCTTTTATTGTCTGACCTTTAGATGCAATATCACCGATTAAAGTTCCGAGTAAAGATCCGGCAAAACTACCACCGGGACCCGCTAGCCCTCCTAATACGCCGCCAATAGCGCCCCCGGTAGCTGCCCCACCACCTTGGCCAAACAGCAGAGGGAATGCGCCACCGATAATTCCGCCTCCTAGTGCTTCTCCTAGACGGTTTTGTCTACCTACAGCACTTTTACCTCTCCTTTCTACAGCGGATAATGCTGCAGGTGAACCCGGCATGGTTGCTGTGCCGCGTAGCGGTGAAGCTGGTCCGCGCCCTGGTTTTACAGGCGCCGCCAAAGGTCCCTGTACCCCAACACCTGCGTTAGCAGTGGCAATAACTTTACGCCGATTAGCTACTTCCTGCGCAATAAGAAAATTTCTGCGTTCACGTGCCCTATTTTCAATATTTATGGCTGTTACCAGTTCTGTAACTGCATCAGATTCTTGTTTAGTGCCCTCGGCCGCTTTTCGTAAGGCTCTTTCGGCCTTTGATACAGCCCTGGAGTAATTCTCCATGTTGGCTACATTAAAATTTTTCCCTTCAAGTAATTTCGCGTTTCTGTTTACTACGTTTATAGAGTTATTTAATTTATTTAACCTCTTAATAAGCCCATCTACTTGCTGACCACCGCGTACAGCAATCTCAATATCGGCGGTGTACTTGGCCACGAAGCTACACGATACCCTTGTACCTCAGTTTACGCGACAAAAAAGCCGCCGGGTTAGCGGCGGCGTTTGGCTTTTTCCATTTCCTTTTGCTGGTCCTCGTTCAAAATCTGGAAATAGGCGCTCCAGCCGAGTAACTCCTCGGCGGTCATTGTTGTCCGAACTTCGGTCAGGGTTAGGCCCAACTCCTTGGCGACGCCAAACTGGAGCATGAGCCAGTTGTCCTTGCGGAGTTCGGCGCTCAGGATTTTGGGTCGATGGGCTCGGCGTCGTCGGTCAGGATCGCCAGCATCAAAGCTTGGAGGTCCTTGTCCTTAACTTCGTTCTTCAGCACATCTACCTCGCCAACGCTAAAGAGCTTGGCGCCTGACTCGTCGAGAGCCTTGGCGATCAGCAGTTGAAGTGCAAAAGCGTTGGCGTCATCGGACTTGGCTTGCTTTTGGGCGCGTTCGCGCTCGGCCATTGTCAGCGGTGCCACCCACATTTCAAATGTGCTGCCATCAGACAGCTCTACTACTTTTTTGACCGGCTCTAGGTTGGCGGCCTTGCGTAGTCGGTCGATTGCGCGTACAGGAACGGGCATACCAGTTCGTTGGGTATGGGAATAGTGTAGCGGAGTAGAAATAAAAAACCCCGGCGGTTAGGCCGGGGTTGCTGAACCTACTGCACCAGCAGACTATCAGGCAGAAGTGCTGAAGTCGAAGGTGGGGGTGCCGGCGGGGCGGAAGTTGACGGTCACCGATTGAGCGTCGTCGGGGTTGATGTTCAGGCTGGCAGAAGTCAGCACGGCATCAAAGGCGATGGAGCGGCTCAGGCTTTCGCTCAAGGTGCCGCCGCTGAACACGCGGTCGGTGTAAAGCTTGAAGGCGGCGCCTGTCTGTTGGCGCTGGAGCACGTCCTCGATCATGCGGTTGGACAGTGCGGCATCCTCGTTGGTCATGTAGACCGTTGCGGTGCCGGTGCCATCGCCGAAGCCGCTGATGTAGCTACGGAAAGGCACGTACTGGCCAGGGGTTTGACCGATGGTTGTAACGTCGATTTCAGCGCGGCTGATCTCAAAGCTCCAGTCGCGAACTTGTCCGACAACGGCATAATCGGCGTAAGCCACTTGGAACTCGTTAGGAGCAGCGGCAGTACCGTCGTCGGTGATAGTGATGCTTGCGCCGCCAGCGGTAGCGGAAACTTGCAGCACACCGGTGGAAGCGGTGTAGGCAATCACGTAGTAGGTGGTTCCAGCAGAAATACCGGCGGGCAGGGTGCCGGTGCCGGAACCGCCGGTTTGGCTGTTCACCACGCTGAACTTGACGGGATCGCCGACTTTGAAGTTCAGGTAAGGGG